TAGGAATCGAACCTACGACCCCTTCGGTGTGAACGAAGTGCGCTAGCCGCTGCGCCAATCGCCCGAATATTCGGTTCTTCAGTTATATCCAGTCGAATTGCTTCGACTTTCGTGGGCGATACAAGATTCGAACTTGTGACCCCTTCCGTGTCAGGGAAGTGCGCTACCACTGCGCCAACCGCCCGGGTCATATTTCATCCCATTGAATTGCTTCGCTGGTCTGAGAGGTGGGTACGAGAGTCGAACTCGTCTATACGGCTTTGCAGGCCGCTGCCTAACCGCTTGGCTAACCCACCGTAAGGTCTGTCAACTCACGGACCTAGAGCGGACAACGGGACTCGAACCCGCGGTCTCAACCTTGGCAAGGTTGCGCTTTACCAACTAAGCTATGTCCGCGTGTGTTTCCTTGGCGAGGTCTCCCTGCCGAAGCACGAGTGTTTACTATACTCACATGCGTGTAGTTCGTCCAGCTGCGGCGTGTCGCCTGTAATTGCATACTCTCGCTTATGGCTAAAGCGTGCGCTTCGGGCAATGAATTCCAGTTACTCTAGAGGTATGAGTGAAGCAGCGAAGGACACCGGCGCAGTATTGATCGCCGCATTCGAGGGATGGAATGATGCCTGTCAGGCGGCGACGAACGCGGTGCGCCATCTGGTCAAGCGATATGAGTCCCGCGAGATTCGTCATATTAGATGTGATGATTTCTATGACTATCAGGTTGCCCGTCCTATGCTGTGCCATGTTTCGGGACGCACCAATCTTATCTGGCCGCAGACCACGTTCTACGACATCACGTTGGACGCAGGCAAGCATATCTATGCGCAGATCGCCCCCGAACCGAACTATCGGTGGAAGGAATACTGTAGCCAGAGTCTGGCCATTGCCGATGAGCTGGATGTCAATCGGATCATTACGTTAGGTTCGATGTTCTCCGATTGCCCGCATACCCGTCCGTTGCCCATCGCCGTCAGCGACGGAGACTGTCAATGCGAAGGAGACCGGTCGTATAACGGCCCGGTAGGCATTCCTACCGTTTTGGATGTGGCCGCCGCGCAGCAAGGTTTTGCTCATTCCTCGATGTGGGTGTCCATCCCCCAATATTTGGGCAGCGACGAATGTTCTGCCGGCACTATGCGATTGCTGGATGCGTTGGGCAAGCATATCGGCTTCACCTTCGATACGGCAGATCTGAAGCAGAAAGCCGAACAGTGGAAGGCGCAAGCCTCGATACTGGTTCGTTGCAATGACCAGCTTCACGATTACGTGGAGCATTTGGAGCACGACTACGACTTGCAGCAGAAAGCCGAGGCGGAGGCTTCCTTGGGAGCGCCCCAGGCCGAACAACTAGTCAAAGAAGCAGAAGCGTTTCTGCGCCAGATGGGCAATTAGCCCATATATGGTGTGCTCCCGCTGGATGAACAGCCCTGTGGGCTGTTCATAGCAGTGCACCATGTGCACGTCGCACAAAATGTCGGGAGCTGGCTCGCGTAGCGAGACTGAGGGTGGTTCTGCTGGCATATTCCAGTGACCACCCCCAGTCAGCTTCGCTGACGGCTCCCGCCAGCGGGAGCACCATTATATTGGAGTCGTCTATCGACCCGTCTTATGCCGCAGCCGCCACGGAGGGATCGATGGCCGGCAGCACGCCCACAATCAGCAGCAAGGCGACGACCACAGCCAAACCGATGCGGTAGATGGCGAAGGCCTTATAGGAGAAGTTCGATACGAACTTCAGGAATCCGATGATCACGATGTAGCCGAGTACGAAGCTGATGACCATGGCTACGAGGGTCGGCCCCCAGCCGGGGAACATCGCATCGGTTTTGTAGTTCTTCACGGCCTTGATGGCTTCGAGCAAACCTGAGCCGAACACCGCGGGGATGGCCATCAGGAAGCTCAGACGCACAGCGGCCTCACGCGTGTAGCCCAGTGCGCGACCGACGGTGATGGTGCCGCCGGAGCGGGACACACCAGGAATCAGCGCCATGGACTGGCCCAAACCGAAGAGGAACGCATCACGATACGTCATATCATTCATGGTTTTGTTCTGGCGAGCCTTGGCATCCACCATCCACAGCAGAATGCCGAATACCAACAGCACGGTTACCGTAATCCAAAGGTTGCGCAACGAGGTCTCGATGACGTTCTGCAGAGTGAAGCCGAGGATGATAATCGGAATCGAGCCGACGATAATGTTCCAGCCGAGTGTGGCGTAATTGTCGCCGCGGCCCATGCGGGCCTTCCAATCCTTGCCGTTCTTGCCGAACAGGCAGCTGAACCAGTGAGTAAGGATATTGATGATGTCGTGACGGAAATACAGAATCACCGCAAGTTCGGTGCCGATTTGGATGATGGCGGTAAACGCCGCACCGGGATCAGAGCCCAGCATCAAATCGCCGAAAATACGGATATGCGCGCTGGAGGACACCGGGAGATATTCAGTCAGCGCCTGAACGATGCCGAGAATGATCGCTTGGAAAAAATTCATAACCCCTCGTGATTTCTAAGTATTTGATGTGTTATGACGATGAACACCCTACCCAAGGGGGTGTAGAACAACACTAAGAATCGGTAACATCCACGGCTTCTACAATGAAAGTGGATATAGTACGTAAGCGACGAAGGGAGCATTATGGCCACGTATCGCAAAAGCAGGGCATTCGCACCGGAAGGATTCTTCGAATGCGAGGGTCGAGGACTCGAATGGTTGGGAGCGGCTCATGCGCAGGGCGGCCCGCGCGTGGTGCAGGTATACGGCTGGGGCAAGGATTATCTGGATATCGAACGTGTGGGCAGCGCGTCCCCCACGCCTCAGGCGGCACGAGCTTTTGGTGCGGCTCTGGCCCATATGCATGATGTGGGTGCCGAATATTTCGGGTCTGCGCCTGACGGATATAACGGCACATGCTATTTCGGACCATTGCAGGACCCAGTGAAAATGGATACCGGCGAGTGGACCGACCCGATCAGCTATTTCGCTGATGGACGTCTGCGCCCGATGGTCAACCTTGGTGTGAGGCGTGGCGAGCTGGATAAGCGCGATGTCGAACTGACCGAGCGCGTGATTGAAGCGTTGCCGGATCTGATGGGCCGAGCCGCGTCCGACAAGCCGGCGCGCATCCACGGTGATCTGTGGAGCGGCAATGTGATGTGGACCGCCGATTCCGGGCAGCCCGAGGCTGTGCTCATCGACCCGGCGGCACATGGCGGTCATCGCGAGGAGGATCTGGCTATGCTGCACCTGTTCGGCATGAGCTATCTGAGCGAAATCACCGAGGGCTACCAGTCCGTGCATCCGTTGAAGGCCGGATGGCAGGAGCGTATCACGCTCTGGCAGCTCTACCCCATCGCCGGCCACTGTGTCTTCTTCGGCGGCGGCTACGTCAACGAATACCGCTCCATGTGCCGCTCCATGCTGAAGTAACAGACTTGGCTCCCCTCTCTGAGGGGAGCCAAGAACGCATCCACTCTCAGCTCAGCGCGTCCTTCAACTTGCTGAAGAACCACCATTCGCAGGAATGGCGTGATTCCAACGTTTTTAAGGGTTTCAGACGGGCTTCAAAACGTTTTTGCCCACATTTTGCCCACATTCTTCCACGCCCGTCTCCACCTGCACGGCGGCATCGAGCAGACGGGCCACGTCCATAAGGTCACTGTCGAACAGATCCGCGTACACGTCCAACGTCATCGAGGCATTCTTGTGGCCCAGCATCCTCTGCAGGGCCTTGACGTTCGCGCCCGCATGCACGGCCAACGAGGCGGCGGTGTGACGCAGGTCGTGAGGCACCGGCCAATCGTCCCGCTTCCAGCCCAGACGGGTGAGCGTGTGCGTCCACCATCCCGTCTCGCGGGCGAGGCTCTGCTTGCGGATAGGGCCTCCACGCACGTCACGGAACACGCGCTCCTCGTGTTCGCGTTGCCCGCATATCGGTTTGAGCGCGTCCATGACTATGCGGGGCATGGGCACGTCACGGCGTTCGTGGTTCTTCGGGGTGCCCTCGGCCCATTTGGCGTTGACGTATACGAGGTTGCGGCGCACGTGCAGTATGCCGGCGTCGAAGTCGAGATCGCGTCTTTGTAATCCGGCCGCTTCGCCCCATCTCAGCCCGCAGAAGCCCAATAGCAGTATGAGCGCCCGGCGCTCCTCTCCCAGCTTCCGGCAGTTCGACGCTTCGTTGGCGAGTGCCAGCAGTCTGGTAATGGTCAGGTAGATGCGGCGATCCTTGCGTTTGGGGAGTCTCGGCAGTTCGATGCCGTCGCACGGGTTGGAGGAGATGAGCTTGTCCCGCACAGCCATGCTGCATATGCCCTGCATGATCTGGTATGGGCGGCTGACGGATGGTGCGCCGGACTTATCGATTATGCTTCCGACCCATGCCTGGACTTCGGCGTGTGTGATGCTGCCTATCTGCCGTTCTGCCCATTTGGCCTCGCAGTGGCATTTCCATGCGCTGTCCATGTTGGAACCCGAAGTCGCCTTCCAAAACGGCTTCTTTTCGGCAATCCACTGGTCATGCAGCGTGCCTATGCGTTGTTTGCCGCCTTCCGGGTCGATGTAGCTGCCGGTGGCCTTGGCTATGGTGACGTGTTCCGCAGCCCACGTCTCCGCGTCAATCTTGCGGCGGAAGCCCCTCTTGTCGGTTTGCGTGCCGTCGGGTTTCCGATAGCGGACTCGATACCTGTTTTCGCCTTTGGCCGTCCTGTATCTGGTGATGTTCGCCATGATTTTTTCACTCGCTCATACTTGTTTTCGGTTTTAACGTGTTTTAACTGGTATTAATGTGTTTTAATGAGATTTGACGGATAACAGGGAAATTAATAAAATATTCTCTTTACGCCAAAATCGGAAAGGAGACGGCCATGACCATGACCGATACCGGCGTGAAGCCGATTCCGGCATACGTGCCGCCCGAGGACGGCAAGCCACGCAACGCCGTGGACGAGAAATGGATGAAGCTGACCCGCAGCGCCCGCCATTACATGGAACGCAGGGCAAAGGCCCGGAAGGAAACCATCGATGGGTCTGAAGCTCGTCATTGAGCGCGAATGCTCCAGAGACCATCAGACGGCCCTCAGGCAGTTCCTGTGCTGTGAACCTGGAGGCCCCGAATGGGCGATGGACCCGCAACGCTACATACGTGACCTCAGCGTGCGCAAGACCCCGAAGGGGATCATGCGCACGCTTCTTGTCGTATCCGGAGATATTCCCCTGCATGATGACGTGGTCGGCTTCTGCGAATACGGCGTAGCCGTGGAAACGACCGATGAGCATGAGGGCGTCTACCAGATCTCGTATATCGCCACCGCTTTGAAGGTGCGTGGCACACATCTCGGAGACACTCTGCTCTCCTCGGTTATCGTGCGCCTGCGTGACGATGCCTGGCGTTTCAACCGCACGCCACTCGTGCTCACCCAGGTGGATCCGCGCAACAAGCCCAGCATGGACCTGTTCACACGATTCGGATTCATGGACGAGGGGCCGGATCCCGACGACCCGGAATACCATCTGCTGTCCCTGGAGTTTACCCCGCAGGAGCGCGGAAACTACTTCGGCAGCACACTCGCGTTCTTCTGACATTTCGGGTATAGCTCCGCCAGGCCTATCGGCTATGATAGGTAGGCGAAGCATCCTCCTTTCCAATTAAGCAAGCTGGTCGATGTTTCCCGTCCTGCCGGCGTTGCAGCACCGGCAGGACAATTTATTTCTCGCAGGCTACTCCGTCTCCGTCCCTATCGAGCTTCGTCGAATAGCCCGGCTGACCTCGGTAGAGGGGTGCCGCACCTGCTGCCTTTGCGGCGGTGCAGTTCGGATAGTAGGTGTTGGCCTGTTGTTGCTGCTGTGCTTGCTGCTGTTCGGCCTGCTGTTGAGCCTGACGTGCGGCTTCCTCGGCGGCGGCCTGTTGCTGAGCTTCCTGCTCCGCTTGTTGCTTGGCTTGTTCCTCGGCGGCTTTCTTCTCTTCCTCGGCCTTCTGAGCTGCTTCTTCCTCCGCTTTCTTCTTTTCTCCCTCCGCCTTTCTGGCCGCCTCTTCGTCGGCGGCCTTGTTGTGTACTCGAATCACGCCGTTGTTCGCTGACAGAATCTCCCAGTTCGAATAGAGAATGACCGATTTGCCGCTGTCGCTTTCGATCTTGTAGTCCGAGGCGTCATACCCTTCATCGGTCAGAGCGGTGATGGCCTTGTCCAGCATCATGCCTTTTTTGGCTATGTTCGGCAGGTCAGAAGTGTCTCGCTTCACTGTGAGCGTGATAGATGTGGAGGTCTTCTCCTTTTGCCCTGCTTCGGGCGTCTGTTCCTCGACTTTCCATTTCCTGTCTTTACCTTTGGTGTCGGGCGTGACAGTGATGGTTTTGAAGCCTTCCTTTTCGAGGGCAATCTTGGCTTCGAAAACTGTCTGGCCCACGACGTCGGGGATGGCCTTGGACGGTGTGAATATGTAGCCGATGACGCCGATGGTCAGCAGAACGATGATAGTTATTCCCCACCAGCGCTTGTACCATGGTTTCTTCGCGCCGTGTGAACCGTGTCGTCCGTTTCTTCCGCCATTCCCTCCGTCTCGGGGAGGCGTTGTCGGTGTGGCTGGCGGCTGCTGCAGCACTTCGGTCGGTGCCAGTATCTCCATCGGCTGTTCCGACGTGGTGGGCAGCTGCTGCGTTGGGGTTGGGAACGTTGACGGGGTGTATGCCGGTTCCTTTTGGCTGCCCATCGTCGTGTTCTTTCTTCTCGTCTTCTTTGACGGCTTGTCGAGTCTAGTCTCGTAGCTGATGCCGGTGCCGGGGATTATCGGGGTGCCGAACCGTGTGCCGCCTTTGCCTACGGTCACGTGCGGCGCGCCACGCTTGCCCATGGTCACGCTGGTTACTCCGCTTTTGCCGAGGTTCAACCGCAACCCCTTGCCGAGACTTATGCTCTTGCGAATCCTGAATCCCATGGTTCTCTTCCTTCTTTATGCAGCCACGTTGTCGTGCAGCCATTGTTTGTATGCCTGGATTATCCAAGGCATTACGTTCATCTCTTTTGCTATGAGGGTTTCGTCTCCGTCGTATATGTTTTCGGCGGTCTGGTATTCCACTTGGCTTATGAGCATTCGGGCGGCTTCTATATCCGCTCGTTGTTCCGTGTAGCGGTCGGCGTGGCCTCCCCTGTCGCGGTGTTTGGCGTGGCTGATTTCGTGGGCCAGTACGCACCGGTATTGGGTTGGGGTGAGGTCGTCCGCTATGTAGATGGTCTCGGTGTTCGCGTCGTAGAGTCCTTGGTACCCGGTTTGCATCGGGGTGATGATGACTCTTTTCGCGTACCACCTGGCTTCCTGCTCTAGGTCTGTCGTCACGGCAGCTCCTCGTATGCTTCCTGTTCGGCCTTGGTGTCGCCCGGCTTGGCCACCAGTGTTTGCATACGAGCAAACGCTTTCTTTGCAAGCTGAGCGTCAGATTCAATCTGAGCTTTTGCAGACGCCTCTTCAAGGAGGAGGAGTGGATCGCAGCCAAGTACCCTCGCGATGGCGTCAATCTCTTCGGTGTTGAAACAGCGATCACCACGAATCTTGTTGTAGTAGCTGTTACGTCCGATACCGGTAGCTGCACAAAGGTCGTCTATCGTCATGTTGCGGTCACGACGTCGATTTTCGATAACCTCTATGACTCTTTGCGTGAAGAGTGATTCATATTTGCTCATGTGAAAGATTGTACCGTTTTCCGGTACGTTTGCAAAATTCGTACCGTTTTGGGTTGACAGTACGTACCGGATACGGTACTTTATAAAACATGCAAACAAACACACAGCTCTCCGCAACATCAATAGAACTGATTAGGGCAGTAAAGGCCGAGGCGGCGCGCTCGGGCGTGTCCACCCCAGAACTAGCCCGCCGAACTGGGCGCGACCGCAAATTCTTCTACGACCGCTTCCTATTCCTCAAAGCCTTTTCCACTGATGACCTCGACGCCATTGCCACAGCCCTCGGCATCACCGCCGCCGACATCATCAACTCGGCACGATTCGCAGCCGAAATGCACAACGCGAAGGCGGTGGCGTGATGGTTAGAACCTACCGGCTTGGCGGCGCGGAACGTGAGAGGGCCCGTGCGCTGATTCGTATTCTCGGCATCGACATGGATCGTGTCAGATGGTTGGACGGCCACCCGATGACGGTTCGCGTGTTTGATGACGGCAAATGCTGGGTCGAATACACGGGACTCGTCGTCTGCGACAAGGAAGACATCGATTTCTGTCTCCGTGGACTCGAGCCCGTGGATGTCGGGCCGGGGTCTATAGGGACAGGATCCGGGAATGCCGGAACAGGATTCTTCGCGAGGATACGCGGATGTCTCTCGATTTCGAGGTCTCGACCATCGCGACGATGACGGTGCCGGACTCATGGCGCTTGAGCTTGGAGGCTCCACGGTATTCGACGATAGCGCCGCCCGTCGGCGTCACCCGAATGTCTCGTTCGGTGAGCCACCCGTTGTTGCGCAGTATCCACCCGTCCCCATCCGTCTTCTCCACTCCCCAATCGGTCGAGAGGTACAGGCGTCGTTCCGCGTCGAAGGACAGCAGCAACGCCGTCAATCCCATCCAGTTGTCCGCCAGCCATTTCCACATGGCTCAGATTCTAGCCACAAAAAATGCCGCCGATTGGAGCGGCGGCGAATGTCAGATTGAAAGAAGGTCCAAAATGACTGAATCCAATGTACAGCCCTTCGAGTTTCGGGGCAACCCGGTCGCCACGGTGACCGCGGAGAACGGGACGGTGCTGTTCTGCGCGAAGCACGTCGCCACCGCACTCGGATACAGCAACACCCGTGACGCAATCGCAAAGCATTGCAAGGGTGTCGCGAATCGCTACCCCCTTGAGACGGCCGGTGGAATCCAGCAGATGGTATTCATCACCGAAGGCGACGTGTACCGCCTCATCGCCAGCAGCAAGCTCCCCAGCGCGGTCGAGTTCGAGCATTGGCTGTTCGACGAGGTAGTGCCCCAGATCCGTCGTACCGGCGGTTACATTCCCCAGGGCGAGACCCCGGAGGAGACGATGGCGCGCGCGGTGCTCATCGCGCAGAGAACCATCGAAGACCAGAAGAAGCAGCTTGAGGCCCAGAGGCCGAAGGTGCTGTTCGCTGACGCTGTCGCAACGTCGAAGCGGAGCATTCTGATTGGGGAATTGGCGAAGATCCTCAAACAGAACGGCGTGAAGACCGGCCAGAACCGGTTGTTCAAGCAATTGCGTGAGGACGGTTTCCTGATGAAGCGCAACGGGAATCCGAACATGCCGGCGCAGAAGAGCATGGAACTGGGTTTGTTCGAGGTCAAGGAAACATCGATCGCCCATTCGGATGGTCATGTGTCGTTGAACTTCACGACGAAGGTCACGCCCAAGGGCCAGCAGTACCTCATCCAGAAGTATCTGGGCTGCACTCCCCTTGACTTGGAAGCGGGTGCGTGATGGCCGGTAGTCAAATCGAATCGTCTCTTGACGGCTGGCCGATCGCCAAGGTGGCGAGCTTCCTTGGTGTCTCGAAGGGCAGTCTCTACGTGTGGTCGTGCCACGACAAGTGGGGAGGCCGGTATCCGCCCGCGCCGAAACGCGTAGGCCGCAGGCTCGTTTGGAATCCACAGGAGGTCATCGACTACCGGGACCGGCGGTGCGCGATAAGCCGCAAGGAGCTGGTCTACGGCGAATAAGGGTTTCCCGGATTCAAAACCGGGAGAAAAAGAGGTGCCGGCGTCGCACTGTCCAAGGTTCACGCCGGCACCAACATCACCAATCACATTGAAAGGAAAACAAGTGATGTCAGGACACAAGATTACCGGAATCCACGCCATCGGCGTCGAGATCCCGAAGGGAATGTCATTCAAGGAGCTCATGGAGCAGCTGCTTGAGGGAGGAGAGGCTGAGTTGGAGAAGGAGTTGGACGAGGAGACGCGCCAGCCGGAAACCGGCAAGTGCGATTGTCCGGTGTGCGATCCAGACAAGGACACCGTGGAGGAAAGATTGTTCCATCCGGTCGATCAGTGGCAGCACGCCGTCGATGTGGCCAGTGACGTGCATGACGCGGCCGGCTCTCTCGAACACGCGCTGTTCGAGCTGGGTGAGAACCCGTTGGCGTTCGAGGCGTCGATGATCCTCAGCCAGTCGCTGACCCTGCTGCGTGCCATCCAACGCAAGCGCAAGGAGGTTGCGGAATGAGCATCGAAGCATTGCGCAAAAAGAAGCGTATGCGCCGACCCCGGCCGAGGTTAACGGACGGGCAGAAATCGGCCGTATTACTGGCTCTCACGTTCTTCGAGGGTTGGCTGGTCGGTTTCGCCGGCACGCATAGTCGCATCCCAAGTCCGGTGGGTACGCCGCAGTGGATGATAACCGGCTCGCTCGCATTGGCGGTCATCCTGCCGCTCATGTTCGTGGGAATCCTGTTGAAGTGGGGCGGCGATGGAACAGCCAAGTGAGTTCACGCTCTGCTTGCCGGGCGACCCGGTGCCGAAGGGCAGGCCCCGCGTCTACAACGGGCATGCGATCACTCCGAAACGCACCGTCAGGGCGGAGGAACGCCTGTTCGCGGAATTCCGGTTGAAATACCCGCAGGCGAAACCGTTCCAATGCCCCGTGCGCTTGGAGGCGGAGTTCTGGATGAGCCATAGGGGTCGGCCCGACCTCGACAACCTGCTGAAGCTGGTTTTGGATTCATTGAACGGCGTCGCCTACGTGGATGACGCGCAGGTCGTCGAATCCCACGCCAGCAAGCGGATGCCCGACCTATGGGTCTACGGGTCGAAGGGCCGCTACCGGAAGCGCAAGAGCGGCGACCCCTACACGTGTTGCGGGCACGAGTACGAGCCGCACCTCTCTATCCGTATCAAGCCGCTCCCGGAATGGGAGCCGAACAAGCAAGGAGAACAATCATGAGCAAGCCGATCAACGAGCCACGCATGGTGCAACAGGCGCTCGTATCCGACGAGGACCTGAGCTTCGAACTGGCGGCCCTGGTGCCGACCGCGAACGGGATCACGAACGCCGCATCCACGTTCATCGACAAGGCCACCAAACTGTTGCTGTCCGACAAGATCATACTCACCAACGAGCAGCATACGGCCGTCACGTCGGCCATCGCCATCGCCCAACTGACCGTCAAGGAAGGCGCGGCCATATCGAAGCTGCTGCGCAACCCGGACGCTTCGGCGGAGGTCATAGCCGGACTGCGACTCACCTCCGAGGACAGGCAGGATGCCTGACCGGCGTCTTTGGATGCCGCGTTGCAGGACATGCGGGCCGATCGGCAAGCCCACCGGACTGGACGAGGCGGTCACCTGCTGCAACCGGCACACGAACCAGACCAAGCATCAGACGGCGTGGTATCCCACCTACGCCCAAATCATCGTGAAAGGCACATCAAATGACTGCGAATGACACGTCAACCATCGAAACCACGGAGGCCGTGAACCCGGACGGGGAATTGCGCCAAGGATTGTTCGCCGCGCAGGCGGCGCGCATCGTCGAACTGCAGGCCGAGATCGCCAGCCGACAGGAGGAAATCGACAATCTCAAATCCCTGATTCTCGACTCGCATCCGGTCGGCACCTACCAGGCCGGCAACCTGAAAGTGCAGGTCAAGCCGGGCGCGCGCCGCATCAACGCCGGCACGTTCGAAAAAGCCTATCCGGCCACCAAGTATCCCGGAGCCTACCAGTTGCGGCCGCGCCCGCTCAGCCAGTTGGAGAAGCTGCTGTCGGCGGACGCGGTGGCCGATTACGCGATGAGCGGCAAGCCTATGGTGGTGGTCTCATGAGCGCAGAACTGTCCAGCCTGGGCATCGCCCAGATCGTGGAAAGCGTTATCGCCGACTACGACCTGCACGACGAGGACGGCAACGAGCTGACCGACGACCTGTACGTCATCCGTTCCGAGCAGCTCGACGAGCTGGGCCTCACCGTCGCCAGACGCATCCACAAGGCCATACGCGAACTGGAGACGCAAGGCAAGACCGGCTTCCCCGTGCATTCGATGGCCTTCGGCAGCATGCCGGTAACCATCGCGAAGGACGGCGACCGCACCTACACGCTGCGCTTCGACAATTCGGACGAGGCGGTGGCCATTACACGGCTCAGCAGAACCGCGTTGGCGGACATTAGGAAACAGATCAACGACTTTCTCAAGGAGGTGAAGAACCATGAGCATGAATGAGGCGGTATTGGCCGTCGCACAAGCCCAGCAGCAGGGTGATGCGATACCAGTCGACGTGCCGCCCATGACGCAGTCGGCACCCGGCATGGGCAAGCCGCCGGCAACGCTGAAAACCAAGACGGACACGATGGAGGAACCACGATTGTGGCCGGAGATCCGCCAGCTCATCGAAGCGGATATCCAGAACGCTCCGCGTGAGCTGCAGCGTGAGATAGGCCCATCCGAACTGGGAACGGATTGCGTGCATTGCCTCGCGGCGAAACTGGCGGGCTGGCCGGAGCGTCGTTCGCCGGGTTGGCGGCCGTTCATCGGCACGTGCGTGCACGAGCACTTCGAGCAGATGTTCCGCGAGCTGAACAGGGATCCTGCGCACCAGTTCCTCTACACGAGTGAGGACAACGTGACCGAACTCGTGGAGCGCTGGCGCAGCGAATATCGCGTCACCGTAGGCCGATTGCAGGGCCTGCACGGCGGCTACGACGTCACCGGTTCGATCGACCTCTGGGATCGCAAAACCCATAGCACCATCGATTGGAAGAACGTCGGCAACACAACCGTCACCAAGGTCAAGGCCCACGGCCCATCGCAACAATACCGGATACAGGCGTCGCTCTACGGCATGGGCCTGCAGAACGAGGGCGAACGGGTGGAACGCAACTGCATTTACTTCCTGCCCAGCAACAAGACCAGTTTGGGCGACGCTTTGCCTTGGGAGACAAGGTTCGACCCGGAGCCCGGCAAATGGGCGTTGAGCCGCGCCCAACTGCTCGTCAACCTCATGGATTGCGTGGAGCAGGCGGAGGGCCCCGACGTGCGCGACAGCTGGATCAAACAGTTGCCGGCGGCCGGACCCGACAAGTGCTTCTCCTGCAAGGGCCGGGTCTGGCCGGATATGAGCGCGCTTCCCGAGTTCGACGAGAAGCCGTGGCCGGACGTGCCCGACAAATGGCTCCAACTCATCCCCCTAATCGAATCCGAATACCAGTTCACCGAATAACGAAAGGAAACACAATGTTCGGTCAACAACCACAGCAACAGTACGGCTATCCCCAGCAGGGATATCCGCAACAGCAGGCTTACAGCCAGCAGCAGTATGGCGGCTATCAGCCGGCTCCGATGGCTCCGAAGATGAGCGCGGAGCAGATGCTCAACCAGATCGACTCGCAGTCCGGCAAGTCCGCGTTCACGAAGGACAGCATGCCGGGCACGAGGGTGACCGGCATCATCGAGAACGTGACCGCGAACCAGGTGCGTGACTTCCAGACCAAGCAGCCGGCGTTCTGGAACGACGGCTCGCCTCGCCTGCAGGTATTGGTCACCATCGACACCGGCATCATCGACCCGAACGTGGAGGATGATGACGGACGCCGCACCGTCTATATCAAGGGGTGGGGCGTGCAGCGCCGCGCATGGCTGCAGGCATTGCACAACGCCGGTTTGAAGAAGGCCGGTGAGGTCAAACCGGGCGACCGGTTCACGGCCACGTTCACCGGCTACGGGCCGCAGGGCAATCTGCCGCAGCCGCCGAAACTGTTCGAATACGTGATCGAACACCAGTCGCCGGCCGATCTCGCCATGGGCCAGCCCCAGCAGCCCGCACAGCAGTCCTTCCAGCAGCAGCCCCAGCAAAGTTACCCGCAGCAGCAGTACGCCGCACAGCAGGCGGCACAGGCCCCGAATCAGGGGTATCAGCCGGCCCCAACCGACCCGTGGAACCCGCCCGCACAGCAGGGCCAGCAGCAATCTGTTCAGCCTGTGCAGCTCGGCCAGCAGCAGGTGGATTCGATGAAGGTCAACCAGTTGAAGGCGTTGGGCAAGCCGCCGCAGGAGATCGCCGCCTTGTTGGGCGTGCCGGTCGAAGCGGTGACGGCCGTCACCGACCAGGCGCAGCCGCAGAACCACGGCGGCTCGGAACAGCAATTGGAAACCGGTGAATTCTGATGGACGAACTGCTGAAACACCTGCAGAACCAGTGGCTCGAGCTGATGAAAGACATGGATTCCCTCGCCTCCGATCAGGACGGTTTCCGTGACGTCGACTCGGAAAGCCTCCAGCTCATGAGCGTGAGACTCGTGCTCCTGGGCTGGCACAAGAGCACGGATTCCGACAAGGACTGAGTCCAGTCCCGACCGCCGTAGCCGTATCCAAGCGGCCGGCACGCATGCAAAGGAGTGCACGGCACCACACATATTCACATCACATCAAAGGAGTTTCAAGGATGACCGACATCTACGGATACGCGGCAGCCGCGCCACTGTACCGTGCGGCGGGCTGGATGCAGGTCATCCCCCTGCCGGAAGGCCGCAAGACCCCACCACCCAGCGGTTTCACTGGACGCAGCCGCAAACCCGTCACCGACGAGCAGGTGCGGTTCTGGTCGCAGTCGGATCCGACTGCGAACACGGGCATCGTCATCCCCGAAGGCGTATTGGTTCTGGACATCGACGCCGAACAAGGGCACCAGGTCAAGGCAGACGGGGCGAAAGGCATCAGCGAACTCAGCCAGGAGCTGGGAGCATTGCCGGCCACGTGGAGCAGCACGTCGCACGGCATCGATTCGCCGGCACGCCACCTGTTCTACAAGGTGCCCGAAGGGCTCGCGTGGAAGGGCGGCGCCATCGAGGGCGTCGACATCCTGCAGCCCGGCCACAGGTATTCCGTCGTATGGCCAAGCATCCACCCCTCCGGCGAAATGTACTGTTGGTACACACCCAGCGGCTCGACCACCAGCCAGATCCCCCATATCAGCGATCTGGCTACCCTGCCGTGGAAATGGGTGGATTATCTGCGCAAACCGGAGCATACGACGCCGAGACCAACTTCTAATACCCTGATTTCTCCCGAAACCGGCACATACGACGCCCGCATGTGCAAGGCCATCAACACGTTTTTACACAAAACACTGTCAAACCCGGCCAGCAAAGGCTCAAGGCACGACACCACCCTGCAGGCCGTATGGGCGTTGGTTAACTTCGCGCAGGAGGGACACCGGGGGGCTCTCGACGCCATCAACCAATTGAAGCCACGGTTCATCGCCGAGGTGGCCCCCGACCGTCAAGGCAAGGAGCGTGAGGCGGCACGCGAATGGGCCAGCATTCTCAGTGGCGCGATGGAGAAGGTCAACGGCGTGCAATCGCATGTGGATCCGTGCGAGCAGTCGAAAATCGAACGCATGACGCCCGGCGAGTTCGACGAACTCACCCAAAACGCGGCTGCGAGTCAAATGGAGGAAAGTCACCCGGAAGCAGTTCAAAACACTGGAACAATGCCGGTTCAAGCCGGTTCAACACCCGTCGCATCGGTTCAAAACGGTTCAATGGAAAGTCACGAGGCAAGTAAAAACGCCTCCTCCAGTTGGCGGTTCGAAGACCTCACCCAGTTGGCGTCCGGCGTCGAACTGCCGCCCACGCCAACCGTGTTCCAACGCGAGGACGGCCAAGGACTCTTCTACCGTGGCGCGGTCAACGACCTGCACGGCGAACCCGGCTGCGGCAAAAGCATGATCGCCCAGATCGCCACCGCCCAGGAACTCAGACAGGGACATGACGTGATCTATATCGACTATGAGGATTCCGCCAGAAACGTCGTCAAGCGTCTCCTGCTGCTCGGCGTGACCGGCGAACAGATCGTGCAGCATTTACACTACGTGCGGCCCAGCGCCAAGCCGAGCAGCCCCACCAGCCTCGACGGCTGGAAGGAAACCCTCGACTACGCGGACACGGCCACGCTGGCCATCATCGACGGCGTCACCAGCTGCCTCGCCTACGCCGGCCTCGACAGCAACAGCGGCGACGACATCGCAGCCTGGTACAACACCATGCCACGACTCATCAGCGCCTGTGGGCCAGCAGTCGTACTCATCGACCACGTCGTCAAAAGCAAGGACAACCGGGGCCGCTACGCCGGCGGCAGCATGCAGAAACTCGCACTCATCGACGGCATCAGCTACTCGGTGGACATGACCAAACCGGTCGGCAAGGGCGTGCGTGGCACCATCGTCATCAAAAGCGGCAAGGACCGAATCTCGGAGATCGAGGAGCATTGCGCCGTCAACTGGAGCAACGGCTCACACCTGCGCGAAGCCGCACGCATCGAAATCAACAGCACGGACCCGAAACTCATGCGCGTCACCATCGCACGACCGAACATGATGCCCAGCGAAGACCGACAGGCGAAACGCGACGACTTCCGACCCACCGGACTGATGGAACGCATCAGCCGCATGCTGGAGGACTCACTCGAAGAACCGAACCAGTCCGAACTGTTCAAGGCACTGAAGGAAGACGGTTCCGGAGCGCGTACCGCCGTCATGAGCAAAGCCGTGAGCCTGCTCCTGCAGGAGGGTTTCGTTTCGAACCGCTCTGGACGCAACAATCGTTCGATATTCAAATCCGTCCGACCGTACCGGCAGATAGACGACCCGAAATCCGACGCCTATGTGGACCGTATGAGCAGGGAGGAGGCGAGTGAATTGGATGACGAAAACCACCTCGAAATCTAGTTTTTCCCGTTTTTCCCAGTTTTTCCGAGTTTTTCCCGGAAAAACTGAGCCATCGAGTCTAGTTTTTCCCCACACTCCCCGGACACACTACGTGTGTGTCCGGGTGTGGGAAAAACTACGGCTCGCCCCTCCGGAAAGACCAAAAACACCCCTCAACGACACTAGATTTTCCCAAACCAAAGGAGCCCAAAATGTCACTCACATTCAGAGAGCAAATCGAAGAGACCGCATGGGAACTCGGCAACGGCGAAGGCACAGTGCCCGACCTGCGTCAGCGGTTCGACGACAATCCCGACACTCCGAACTTCGACCCGGCCAAGGCATTGGAGATGCTGCACATCCTCCAAATCGTCAACTACAGGCAAGTCCCTCAGCATCGAGGCAGACCAGCCCGCAGCCATTTCCTAAAACAATCCGAATACTCGGTACTCGATTTTGACATTCCGAAGCCAATCCCCAAGGACGAGCGGGAACGCCAGACGCGGATTCAGTGGGCCAAGGACTTTCGAACCATCGCCGACTGGCTCGACGCGAACTGTTACACGACCGAAAGCGAGAAAGCATGAAAGAATCCGCACCATCCAATACCGCTGCGAGGATGTTGACACCAATCTGGTCGAAACCATCCCAATCGCCTCCATCAGCATCGACCAGTGGAGTCAAGGCCATCCCGGCCTGTTCAACCTCGACCGGAGAGGCCATCACGGCCGCCGTATGCTCAGCGTACTCATCACCGCCTGCGAAGCGGTGCTGCATGAAATCCAGGACATCAAATGGGAGGACTGACCCCATGGCCGGACCGATTGACGTGATTCAACGGGCGCTCAGCGCACTGGCCTCAGCGGGATTGGGCAGCGAGTCGCCGGCAGAGGCGTATGTGCTCGGCTACCAGGCCGGCTGGCGGGAAGCGCTCGACCTGTGCATACGAATCGAAACGGCACTCAACGACGAAACGGGGGGAAACGAATGAGCATCATCAGCAGTGAAATCGAGGCGCAGAAGCAGCGTGACCCGTCGTACATCGACAGTGGCCTGCAGTGGGCGTGGGGACGAGGATACAAGGCCGGAGCGTCACGCGAAATCACCGAAGAGGAGATTGCCGCCGCCATGGCCGAAACCCGAAAGTTCATCACGCTCCCCGGCGCGTGGATGGAGAACATCATCAGAATCGCGTTCGACGCGGCAAGAAGAAAGGCAATGGAGGAGTGAGCAGGCCACGCGCCCGTGAACGCAAACCAGCATGGCTTCGCGCGTTCATCCCGAAGTCGAGTCCTCTTGTGGTCACTGTCTGCGAGGGGTGCGGCCTGTACATCATTCAGGATCGGGAGAGCGTGTGGGAGTCGTGGGATTACGGGTGTGTGGCGGGTGATGACCTGACCGTGGCGATAATCCTCGGCCGGCCGTTGACCCGCGTCACGTGGCTTCCCTCCGTCGGCCACCCGCTGCTCCGTAGCACCTGCGGAGATGCAGGCATCAGACCGGACGGCCAGTATCTGGCCATGCACATGTGTCATCTCGCCCGGATAAGCGTCAAACCGTTCAAACCGCCGAAACGGGAACGCCCGCCAGGCAAGCCATGGGGCGGGCCGAAACTGTCGAAGCAGGAGATAGCCGAATTCAAACGCATATGGAACATGCCATACAGCCGGCTCAAATACGAGAAAGCCCCAACCATGGTCGGCCAGGGCGATGAGAAGCAAGCATTATTCTAGCCGACCAGCCGGAAGGGGCCAACGTGAACTGCCAGAACTGCAAAACGATAACCGAAGAGGGATACTCACTGTGCGAGGCATGCGAGCTGCGTTTCGCCGGCACGCTCCTGCGACTCGCGCGAGACATCACGCCACTGCACGACTCGCTGGACGCCACCCTGCATCCGGGCGGCCATTCACCCGTGCGCATCCAGACCGCCACTCCACCGACTCCAATCAGGCTCGACGTGCTCGACCTCATCGACATGCTCGACGCCACGGCCCGCGAACTATGGCATCGTCTTGACGGAATCGATGCCTTGGACTGGCGCAAAGACAAACGCAACGAGGATCTGATGGCCACGCTCATCGCATGCGCCGGACATCCCAAACTCACCACGGTCGCGGACGCCGGCCTCTACATGCACGTCATCAACGACCTTGCCCGCAAGGTCGATACGGTTTTGGACCCGCCCGAACAACGCCGCGAAATCGGCACCTGCGAACTATGCGAGACCATGCTCACCGCAGGCGCGGCAGACCAGTGGGTCACCTGTCCCGTGTGCGGGAGGGGACAGCGAGCTCAGACGGTCAAACTGCGCCGACTCAAGACATTGTGTTGGGATGATTCCGAGCGAGGTTCGGCGGCGGACATCTCCAAGGCATTCGCCGTCTCGGGGCTCAAGGTCAGCCGTAAGACCATCACCACGTGGGAGCAGCGCGGCAAACTGCCCCGTCATGCGGATGGATACGCCTACTGCGACGTGTACCGGCTGCTCATCGGCTCCGATTTGACAAAATCCGTTAGGTGAAGCCATAATATGCAGTGGCAGAAGTGTCGAAAACCCAGCTCAAGTGGCTGGGTTTTCGCGTATCTATGCTTTGTTCTTGCGTGGCCTTCCTCCGCCGACACCACGTCCCGGACGTTGGGCGTTCCATTCATCGATGGTCTCAGGCAGCCAGCCCCGAGTGCGGCCTATGGTCGCGTCGGGTTCGGGGAGTTTGAGGTTGAGCAGGCCGCCGCTGGTGATGCCGAGGCGTTCGGCGACCTGTTTGACGCCGAGGTATTCAGTCGTCATTGTTGCCTTCCTTGCCGTTGATGATTCCGGCCGCAAGGCCCATGATTCCGGCCGCGAGACCGAAGCCGCCAGATACTATCGGGCTGTCGGATAGCGCGCCGCCCAAGGCCATGGCTCCGAACGTCAGGGCCACGATTCCGAAAATCAGTGATGTTCTCATGATGTGTTTCCGATGAGATAGGATTGGCGGGGAGGTTCCGGCTAGTAGGGTTAGCCGGAACCTGTTTTACTTCTTGTGCTTCGGTCTTCGTCTGATTGCGATGATTATGGCTATCGCGGCGAGGACGTTGGCGATGATGCCGTTGATGACATCGAACCAATCCTTTGGATTCATCGGACCTCCTTTCTGCTGACATATCTATAGTAACACAATAACTATAGATATGCAAGCCGAGGACACCAAGACACGCCAACGGACACAATGACTGCGAGGCACACATGAGCTGGCGAGTCTGCTCGACACCCGGATGCCCGAACCTCATCGAGACACCGGCACGCAAATGCGACGCCTGCACCCGAGCCCAACGGGACCGCACCCGTACCCGAGGCCATAACCCCTACGGCACCAAGGGGCACCAATCATTCCGCAGGCAAGTGCTCGCACGAGACCCATACTGCACATGCCCCGGCGACTCCGGACGCGGAGGCTGCGGCAAACACCACGGACTCTGCGGCAATCCAAGCACAATCGCAGACCATTACCCATACGAAAGAACCGAACTCATCGACATGCGACTCAACCCCAACGACCCGAAGTTCGGACGAGGCCTATGCAAACAATGCCACGATGTAAAAACCGGCAAAACAAGACCAGCAGGCTTCAACACCAGACAATAAACAGGAACACTGTGCATCACGACAAAAACAGCCGGCAACACCCCCAGGGGGGGTGGGGTGACGACCACCCCGCTTGGACCGCCGGTGAGCTGTCTGCCGGGTGCGCAGGGTTCAAACATCGCTGGCGGGCCGCCGCGAGGGCGGTCTCGTCGATCTGTCGCTAGGGCGCAAGGCCATGACGAGAGGTGAACATCATGCCAAGTGGAGGCAAACGAGTACGCTCCGGGCCGGCCAAGGACCCGAACAGCGAGAAGAGCCGCAGACTCGGATACACATTGCAGAGCCTGCCGAACACCGAGTGCCGGATGAAGCCGCCGGAATGGCCCTTGGAGCCCGCCGATGACGAGCGCGTCCGCAGGCTTGAGGCGGAGAAGTGGAAGTGGCTGTGGAAGCTGCCTCAGGCACGCGCCTGGCATCTGCCCCAGTTCAAGTGGATGATCCACGAACTGGCGTTGTACGCACGGCTTTCCACCGCATGCGAGATCGCGCCGGCACCCACGGCGTTGACCGTGCTGCTGCGCATCTCCGACCGCGTCGGCATGAGCGCCGCCGGATTGCAGGCATTAGGCTGGAAAATCGAGGCCGAGGCCGAGCGGAAGCCCGTCGATTCGGAGTTCACGCGCCGCAGGGCCAAGGAGCTGAACCGGGAATCGGCCGCCGAACGCTCTCCCATGGACGAGACGAGGCATGTGTACCAGCGTCGGATGAGCGGCAATGGCTGACGAGGATTCATGGCTCATCGACTTCCCCACGTTGGGGCATCTGGTGTGCGCGTGGATCGAACGTCACTGCCGGCAGCCTGACGGCCCGTTGCGAGGCCGTCCGGTGGTGCTGTCCGACTGGCAGTACTGGCTGGCGGCGAACCGTTGGCGCATCCGCGTGGACGCCCCATATGTGCCGCCCGAGGAAGTCACCGTCGACAACCCGATGGTGCTCAATCAGGCGTTCACCTATCGAATGACGTTGACCGTCGGACCGCAAAAATGGGGCAAGGGGCCATGCACGGCGTTCTTCACCGCCGCCGAGGGCTGCGGGCCCACCATCTTCGATGGCTGGGCACAGGAAGGCGACATGTACCGTTGCGCCGACAACGGCTGCCCGTGCGGCTGGGAGTGGCCATACAATCCGGGCGAGCCGAAAGGCCGTCGACATCCGTCGCCGCTCATCCAGCTGACCGCCAACTCCGAGGAACAGGTACGCAACATCTACCGTCCTCTCGTGGCGACGATCCTGCTTGGCCCGCTCAAGGAGCTCATGCGCGTGAGGGACACCTTCATCCGCATACTGCAGCCGGGGCGCGAAGGCGAGGCCGACGCCTTGGACCTGGACCGCATCGACGTGGTCACCGCCTCCGCGAAATCCCGTCTGGGCAATCCGATCACGGACGCCGAACAGGACGAGGCCGGCCTGTACACGAAATCGAACGGCATGATAGCGGTCGCCACCACGCAGCGCCGAGGAGCCGCCGGCATGGGCGGCCGCACGCATGCGTGGACGAACGCATGGGATCCGGGCGAGGACAGTTACGCGCAGCAGGTGTTCGAGAACGCCGAGGACGACGTGTTCGTGTTCTACCGGAACCCCGATCTCGCGAAATCATTGCGTCACCGCGACGGCCGGCCGTTGGACTTCAACCTGAAATCCGAACGCTTGAAGATGCTCGAATACGTGTACCGCGGCTCCCCGTGGGTCGACCTTAATTCCATCGAATCGGAAGCCAAGGCGCTGATGAAGACCGACCCTACCCAAGCGGAACGGTTCTTCGGGAACCGTCTGGTGCAGGGCGGCGGCGCATGGCTCGAAGACGGACTGTGGGAGAGCTGCTATGCCGGCGCATGAACTCTGGTTGCCGAACCCGCCAAAAGGCACGCGCGTATGCGCGGGCTTCGACGGTTCGGAGAACGACGACTGGACATGCATCAAGATGGAGACCCTCGACGGGCTGATATTCACTCCCCGATACGGGCCCGACCGGCGTGCGACCATCTGGAACCCGAAGCAGTGGGGCGGGCGCATCCCCCGCGCCGAGGTATCCGCAGCATGGGCGGAACTCAACGAACGCTACAAAATCGAACGCGCCTACTGCGACCCCGGCTTCCGCGACGAACTGTCATGGGAATCGGAGATAGAAGCATGGGATCGCGCCTACGGGCCGAAGAAATTCATGCCATGGAGCATGTCGGGCAGCTCCCGCATCGGAGCCGTCTACGAGGCATTGCGCCGATTCGAAGCCGACCTGACCACACATCGCATCACACAGGACGGCTGCCCCGTCACCCGCACCCACATGATGAACGCGCGAAAGGTCGCCAAGACCCTGGAACGCTACGGGCTGGCGAAACCCCAGCAGAACAGGAAGATAGACGCCGCCGTGACCAGCGTGCTCGCCCACGAAGCCGCATGCGACGCGCGAGCCGCCGGCTGGGGCGCTCGCAAACACAATTACATGCTTACCGGATCATCGACCAGAAGGAGGTACTGATGGACTACAGCCAGCAGGAACTGTCCTCATTGGCGAACCGACTGGCCGATAAGATCCAGTTCCGTCGACCCAGCATCGGCACCCACACCGATTACGTCTTGGGCAAACGCGGCAAGCTCAAGTTCGCGTCCAAGGAATTCAAGCGCTACATGAGCGACCGGTTCTCCGACTTCTCCGACAACTGGTGCCTCCCCGTGGCGCAGGCCCCAGTGGAACGCATCAAGTTCAAGGGCTTCGTCCCTTATGATGACGTGAAGCTCGGCACCGGCATCATGAAATGCCTCGACCGCAACGACTTCGAACGCGGACTTCAGGAAGCCGCGCTGATGATGACCACCACGGGCCGCGCGTTCGCTTTGGTCACGCAGGTCGACGGCAGGGCCCGCATCACGTTCGAGCACCCGGACAGCGCCGCAGTCATCTACGATGCGCGCACCGGCCAGCCGTCAGCCGGGTTCCTCATCCAGCAGGGCGACGACAAGGAGTACGGCACCCTCATGCTGCCCGGCTGGACGGTCAGCATGGAACGCAAGAAGATGCTCGATCTGACCGACCAGCGCGTGCCGCCCGACGTGTACGGCTGGAAGATGAATGACCCTCAGCCCACCGGTCTGGACACGATCCCCCTGCGCGAGTTCCGCAACCAGATGCTATTGGACAATGCGCCGATCAGCGACATCGCGCACGTCGAATCGATGCAGGACACGGTCAACGTCGTATGGGCCTACCTGCTGAACGCATTGGACTACGCCTCACTGCCGGCACGAGTCATCCTCGGCGGAGACCCGCTCGTCGAGCCCGTCTACAACGAGGAGGGACAGCAGGTCGGCGAGAAGCCCATCGAACTCGACAAGCAGGTGCTGGAGCGCATCTGCCAGTTCACCGGCGACAACGTGAACCTGGGCGAATGGTCAAGCTCGAACCTGAACGTGTTCATCCCGGTCATCGAAAAAGCGGTGGAGCATATCGCCGCCGAAACACGCACCCCCGGCCATTACCTGCTGACGAACGCGGAGGTTCCGGCCACCGGCTACGAGGTCGCCGAAGCCGGCCTCGTATCCAAGACCATCGAACGCATCAGCTTCCTGAAATCCCCCATCCGCGACATCTGCAGCATCGCCATGCGCTACGAGAACGACGTGGCTGAGGCGGACATCATCGCCGACTCCAAGGTGCAGTTCGCGACCCCGCAGTATCGCAGCGAAACCCTGATGGCGGACGCGATGCTCAAATACAAGCAGCTCGGCTTCCCGATCCAATGGGTCGCGGAGCAGATGGGCCAAAGCTCGGACGAGGTGCAGCGCATCATGCGCATGCGCGCCGACGAGATGGCCGACCCCGAACTCGAATCGTTGAACCGTGCCCTGCAGATCGGAGGCGCTGATGGCGGTCGAATCTCAGGTGCTGGCCTACAGTCAGAAACGGCTGGCGACCTTGGAGCTGGCGGCGGACAGAGCCGCACGCAGAACATGGAACAGGGTCGACGCCAATAACATCCAGGCGTCGTGGAAGTCGATAAGCCGCGACTTCCTCACCCTGTTCTCCACCATCCAAACCAAGTCGGCGGAGACAGCCATCGACGCGAGCGGCATGATGCTCGCCGAACAGGGCGTGTACGTCACTCCCCATGCTTTGGCCAACCCGAACGCATTCGCAGGCTGGGCTCCGTCCGGCCTCGACATCGCCTCCTACTTCCAATCCCCCGTGTTCGCCGCCCTGCACGCGATACGCACCGGCAGCTCCCCGTTGGAGGCATTGGAATATGGGCGCAACCTGCTGGTCATGCTTACCTCTCTGGCGGTCATGGACACCGCCCGCCAGGCGGAATCACTGGACATCACCAGCCGTCCCAAGGTCGGCTACGTGCGTGTCGAGTCCGCCAGCTGCTGCGACCGATGCATGCTGCTGGCCGGCAAGTGGTTCCGCTTCAACGAGGGGTTCCTGCGCCACCCGCACTGCCACGGCCGCCACGTGCCCTGCAGCCAGGGCATGGCCAAACAACAGGGGTGGATCAGCGACCCCATGGAGGGTTTCAAAAGCCTCTCCCGTGAGGAGCAGGACAGGCGCTTCGGCGCGAATTACGCGCAGGCCATCCGCGATGGCGCCGACATCTACCAGGTCGTCAACTCGAAACGCGGCATGCAAAGGGTGGGCAAAGGCTATACGGCGCTGACCACCAGCGAGGGCACCACACGATACGGGTGGGCCAGCATGCAATACGCCCAGCAGTCCGGCCGGAGGATGAAACGCCGCCTGTCCATCGACGGCATCTACTCGCTGACCGGAGGCGACCGGGAGAAGACCATAGCCGCGTTGAAGGCCAACGGATATTTCGTGGACAACGACTGGCGCGGCAAGGTGCCCGAGATCCGCAAAAGCATGTGGCTGCACGACAACACGTACCGGCAGGGGCGCGTCGAACTATTGATCGCCGCCGAGAAGCGCGTTCAGACCGCGAAGCTCCGCTACGAGGCCGTATTGGAGGGCCGCAACCCCAACGATGGCCGCATGCCCCTCACCCCCGAAATCGCGGCCCAGTGCGAACGCGAATACCGCCGATGGGTCACCTCCGGCGGCCAGATTTTCCAGCAATGATCCAGCGAATCGAAAGGAAGAACATGGATCCCGCAAACCAGAACCAGAATTCGGACGACAACGAGGCCAAGAAGCCGGAGAACACCGGCGGCGAGGATTGGCAGTCGAAGTTCGAGGGCCAGCGGAAAGTCAACCGCGACCTCGAAAAGAAACTGAACGAAGCCTACGCCAAGGCCGACAAGGTAGACGAACTCGAAAAACAGATCGCCGCCCTGCAGGGCAAGGAGGCCGAATACGAGGCCGCCCGGAAGGAGCAGGCCGTCAAGGACGAGGCCCTTGCCGCCGCCAACCAGCGCATCCTCAAGGCCGAAGTCCGCGCCGCAGCCAGCGGCAAGCTCACCGACCCGGCCGACGCCCTGCGCTACCTCGACCTGTCCAAGTTCACCGTCACGGATGACGGAAGCGTGGACAGCCAGGCCATCGCCAATTCGATCGGCGAACTGCTGGAACAGAAACCTTATCTCGGGAAAGCCGAGCAAGCACCCTCGGGTGCGAACATCACGCCGCCCAGCGGAACACGGGACGGCGACCGCCATCAGGGTCAGCTCACCCGAGACGACCTGAAAACCATGAGCCCCGCAGAAATCGTCAAAGCCCAACAGGACGGGCGACTGAAGGACCTGCTCGGAGCCAACTAACGGAAGGAGGCCTTAAATGGCCATCACCAATTTCATTCCCGAACTGTGGAGCGCCAACATCCTGCTGGAACTCCAGAAGAACCTCGTCTACGGTTCCGCCGTGAACCGCGACTACGAGGGCGACATCGCCAACTACGGCGACACCGTGCACATCACCGGCATCGCGCACATCAGCATCGGCGACTACACGGCCCACACCGACATCACCATCGAACCGGCCACAGACAAGGACGCCGGCGAACTCGTCATCAACCAGAGCAAGTACTTCGCGTTCGAAATCGACGACGTGGAGAAGCGCCAGGCCATGAACAACCTGACCGCCGCATATTCCCGGGACGCCGCCTACAAGCTGCGCGACCTGACCGACCAGTACCTGGCCGGCCTGATGGCAGCAGGCGCGAAGAGCAAGCTCGACCCGATTTCCGGCGCCACCGCCACCAAGGCGTACGACACCATCGTGGATCTGGCCACCGCATTGGATAAGCAGAACGTGCCAGACGCGGGCCGTTGGGTCATCGTCAACCCGGACTTCTACGGTCTGCTGCGCAAGGACAGCCGTTTCGTCGCTGGCGCCGAGTCCGCTCATTCCACGCTGCTCAACGGCGTGGTCGGTGAGGCCGCGGGCATGACCATCCTCAAGTCCAACAACGCTCCCGCAGCCAAGGGCGGCTCTGCCTCGGCTCAGACCGATGAGGGCAACGTCATCATCGCCGGCACCAACGCGGCCACCACGTTCGCGGAGCAGATCGCCAAGGTCGAGGCCACCCGCAAGGAGAAGGGCTTCGACGACATCGTCAAGGGCCTGCACCTGTACGGCGCGAAGGTCGTGCGCCCCGAAGCGCTGGCCACCGTACACTTCAAGGTGGGCAAGTGATGGCCGGCAGCTATGAGGCCATGCCCTACTTGGGCGAAGCCGAATAACCGCATAGGGGGTGACTCATGGACACGCTGGCAACGGTCAAGGACCTTGATTCATACGGCATCGAATACGCGGACGAAAAGCTCGCGGGCAAGCTGCTCGAATCGGTTTCCGCAGCGGTGCGCGACGCCGCAGGGTGCCCCATCACACGCGGCGAATACACGGTGACCATCCCCGGCGAAACCTCACGCAGGCTCGACCTGCCCATGCGCCCCGTGATTTCCGTGAGCCGCGTGCTCATGGACGGCGAGGAGACCGGGGATTGGAAGCTGCTCGGCAACGCCCTGTACAGGGAAAGCCTGTGGAGCCTGCCGAACATGGTCCCCTGTTCCGTCACCGTCACCATGCTCGCCGGCTATGACCCGGTTCCCCCGGACATCGTGCGCCTCGTGTGCAGCATGGTCGCAGCCGGACTCGTCCAGCAGTCGAACGGCGGCCCCGGCGCTCACCGCGACGAATCATACGCGCGAATCGACGACGTGCAGATCGGCTACCGTCAGGGCGACTCCGAGATCATCGACGCACTCGAACTGCCGGAGGGCACGAAACGAGCCCTCCGCAACAGGTTCGGCATGCGAGGCATCGCCATAGGGGTGTTCCGATGAACGTGCAGCATATCCTCAACCGAGGCCGACAGCTCGCCGAATCGTTGATGACCGACCAGTGCCGCGTCACCCATATGGGCAAACCGGTCACCGACCCCGAAACGGGACTGGTGGGACCGGCTGCGAACACCGTGTATGAGGGCAAGTGCAAGGTGCAGACCTCGGGCGGTCTGGCCGCCGAGAACACGGAGGGCGGCATCGTCGAAGCGTTGGGTGCCGTCACTCCCGTGTGGAGCATGTACGTGCATTTCCCCTACGGCACCATGGGTTTATTGCCGGGTGACGTGTGCGAGATAACCGAGGCCGATGACCCGAATCTCAAGGGCAGGAAACTCCGGTTGTTGAACATGCAGTCCGAGAAGACACACTCCACCGCATGCCGGTGGAATGTGAAGGAGGTGGGCAACAGCAATGAGTGACATCACCATAGACGCTTCGGAGCTGACCGCGTTCGGCCGTCGTGTCGCCTCCGCCCACGCCAAAGCCTCCATAGCGGTCGCGAAGGCGGTGAAGAAGGGCGCGCAGAACGTCAAGGAGTCCATTCAGGAGGACGTTGCCGGTTCCGGCAACGCCGGCATCCGCAAGGTGCAGGTCGCCTACGAGCTGGGCAGTACCGGCACCACTGTGTACGCGGACGTGAGCCCCCGCGACGGCGGGGCCTCCGACTTGGCCAACATCGCGTTCTTCGGCACCGCGAAAGGCGGCGGAACCCACGCTTTTTACGAGCATGCGGAGACGGAGCTTCCCCCGCTCGCCGAATACGTGGCCGACGCCGCCGACGACATGCTGATAGGAGCCATCGGATTATGAGCGTCATGGACCTGACCAATGCGGTTCTCGATCTGCTGCCCTCCATGCCGTCCGGCGTGAAGGTGTACAGGCAGGAGGAGCCGTTGGAGTCGGAGATGCCGCCGTGGATCATCGCGCGCGTCTCCACCGACCGTCATGTGATGGCGGAGACGATGCGGTTCACCGCCCACTCCGCCCTGTTGGAGGTTCGCGCCGTCAGCACCACCGCCGACAGCGTGAACATCTGGTGCGACGACATGCTGATTCCCGCGTTGGCGAACCGCTCCCCCACCCGACCGCCGGGCTACACGGTCGGCCAGCTCACCCTGTACGAGGATTCCGGCGCGTACGCGGCCGGCCTGACCGCCGATGACACCGCGCGCCGCTACCAGGTGCGCGTCCTCCGGTTCCGATTCACATGGAGCCGACCATAGATTTATCAAAAGTCTTCAACGCCATCCCATACGGGGGGTGGCTTTTTGCTTTAAGGAGCGCATCATGACCCTGAAACTGGGTACAGAGATTCCCGGCACCAGTGCCGAGGGCAACATCACCACCATCTGGGTGCCGGCGATCAAGAACATCAAGGCCCCGACCATCATCGAGCTCGAGGCCGGCACCGACATCTCGAACTACGTCATGCTTGGCGGCTGGAGCTTCGACCCGTCGCAGGACACCGTGTCCGACCAGCGCGAGAACACCGTGCAGGACTTCGGGGCCCCCGGCCGCAAGAGCGCCGGCGACATCAGCATCGAGGTCATCGACAACACGAACACGGAGCACAAGGAACAGAACGAGGCCGTCACCCTCATGCACGAGGGCGCGTCCGGCTATATCGTGCGTCGCCGCGGCATGGCCACCGACGCGCCATTGGCCTCCGGCCAGAAGCTCACCGTCGTGAGCGTGAAGTGCGGCGAAAAGAAGGTCATCAACCCGGATGCGAACACCATGATCCGCAGTCAGATCCCGCTGTTCGCTCAGGCTCCCGGCTGGGAGTCCGAGACCGCCGTGCTGACCGCAGCCTGACAAGTTCTTCCGTGCGGGGATTCTAAGCCTTTCTGGCCCCGCACAGGCATTCTCTCTTCTCTCTCAGAAAGGTTTTCAGACTTTCAGAAAGGGATAATCATGGCTTTGGAAGTGAAGCGCAAGCGCGTGGACGTCGACCTCATATTGGATCAGGAGAAGGCCGAACAGGTCGCCGCATTGGGAGCCGACCTGGAACGCGCCATGGCGCAGCATGTGACCGAGGGCGGCAACGCCGCCGCCAAACGCATCGCCGAACAAATCGACAGGCTGCGCGACGAGGTGAAGGACGACACCGTCCGCATCACCCTGGAGGCGCTGCCGCTCTCCCAGTGGCGTCAGGTACTCGAGGCGAACACCGTCACCGAGAACGGCGTACCGAAACAACACATCGAGGACATCTGCGCCGACGCCGTCAGACTCATGGTCAGGAAGACCGTGCCGGAAACCCCCGTGGAAGAGCTGGCCAACGTCATGACCGAACTGTCCGACGGCCAGATCAGCCCCATCTGGTACGCGATCCGTGACCTGAATGCGAAGCTCATCGACCCAAAAGACGCACTCGAATCAGCCTCGCGGATAATCCGCAGACAGTAAGGGAACTGCGAATCTGCCAGAAGCTCGGCATCAGCTACAAAAGGTGGCTCGGCTGGGAACCGTCATATCGGGTGGAAAGGGACGAGCATAGGCGCATCACCGGCTACACGCCGGAAACCGAATGGGATGCGACCGAACGCGAATGGATGCTCGCACTCGACGAATACGAGCGCACGCTGTGTCCGCGCTGCGGGATGCCCGTCAGCATATGCCACGACGAGCTGGCCCCCACCAAATACGCGAGCGAGGTCGGCGTCTGTCAGATCGACCTGATGCGCCGCATCGGGCTCGAAGAATACCGCAAGGACCATTCCGCGGAATCCGCCACGAAACTTGACTCACTGACCGTGGGCATCAACCCACGATGATCCGACAGGAGGATATGCCATGGCCGGTGGCCTGAACCGCAACATCACCGTCCGCCTGCTCGCGGACACCAGCAATTTCACCGCCGGCATGGCCAAAGTGTCCGGCGAAAGCCAGAAGACCGCGACCACCATGGAAGCCGCCGGAGGCAAATCGAAGCTCATCACCACCGGCATCGCGGCGGCCGGTGTCGCCGCCACCGCGCTGGGCGTGGCCGCTGTCAGGATGGCGGCGGACTTCGACGCCAGCATGTCGACGGTGCAGGCCAACACCGGAGCCAGCGCAGATGAGATGAATCAGCTCCGTCAGGCCGCCATCGACGCCGGCGCCGACACCATATACTCGGCCACCGAATCCGCCGACGCCATCAACGAACTCGGCAAAGCCGGCCTATCGACCTCGGATATTCTCTCCGGCGGTTTGAGCGGCGCATTGAACCTCGCAGCGTCCGACGGCATGGCCGTAGGCGACGCCGCCGAACTCATGGCCACCACCCTCAAACAGTTCAACCTGACGGGCGCCGAATCCACTCAGGTGGCCGACGCGCTGGCGGCCGGCGCAGGCAAGGCCGTCGGTTCCGCCCATGACCTCGGCCTCGCATTGAATCAGGCGGGTCTGGTGGCCAACAGCATGGGCGTCAGCATGCAGGAGACCACCGGCACGCTCGCCGCGTTCGCCAACGCCGGCATGATCGGCAGCGACGCGGGCACCAGCCTCAAGACCATGCTCCAACGACTGGCCAGCCCCACCGACAAGGCGCAGACCCTCATGGACGAGCTCGGCATCAACGTGTACGACGCCAATGGCAAGTTCATCGGCCTTGCCGGTGCCGCAGGCCAATTGCAGAACGGTTTGAGCGGCCTGAGTCAACAGGAACGCAATGCCGCGCTCAACACCATCTTCGGAGCCGACGCGGTGCGAGCCGCGAACGTGCTCTACGAGCAGGGCGCGGAAGGCATCGACGACTGGACGAAAGCCGTCAGCCAATCCGGCTACGCCGCGGACCTCGCCGCCAAGAAGAACGACAACCTGAAAGGCGATCTGGAGAATCTGAGCGGCTCTTTCGAATCCCTCATGATCTCTTTGGGCGAGGGAGGTCAGGGACCATTGCGCTCCCTCGTGCAGACACTCGACACCCTTGTTGACGGTTTCGCGTCATTGCCTGCGCCCGTACAGCAGTCCATAGTGCTGATGGCGGCTCTGGTTGGAGGCAGTGTCGCAGTCCACAAAGCGATGGGGCCGCTGAACTCTAGCAGCAGCCAGCTTGCGCAAACCCTCGGATTGATTGCCGACCCAGGGCAAAGGCTCATAGGCCTCGGCTCCGGAATCGCGTCAGCGTTCCAGACATGGGGCGCAACTTTCGGCAGTGCAGAATCTCAGATAAACACGTTTGGTACCACTATCAGTCGTTCTCAAGGCGTTATGGCCGGTTTCAAAAGCATCGGCAGCGGACTGTTCGCCGCCTTGGGCGGCCCATGGGGCATCGCCTTGACGGTCGCGGGCACGCTGCTTGTGGGGTTCGCCAAATCCGCGCAGGACGCTAAAGCCAACATCAAGGAATTCTCCAGCGCAATCGACCAGTCCGGGAACGCCGTCGAAACACTCATCAAGAAAATCGCCAGCGGCGAGGATAAAACTTGGGACTTCGGAGACAAGTTCGCCACCGGCTTAGGTTCTCTTGGAGAAGCACTCGACAAAGCCGGCATCGAATACAGCACGTTCGCAAAGGCCGTCAACGGGTCCAAGGAAGCGCAAAAACTGTTCGACAAACAGTTGAAAAACGCCGAAAACAACATGTCCGTCATGCAGACAGACAGTATCCGAGACAGTTACAACAAGCTCTCCGACCAGGTCAGCAAAGCCAAGGAACAGGTCAGCAAAACCAATGAGGAAGTCGCCAAGGCGGGAGCCAGCGGAGACACGGCCGCCGAAGGCACCAACAACTACGCCGACAGCACCGACAATGCCACCACAGGCACCAAAGACCTCTCCGACGCCATTGACGATCTGGTGAAAGGCTTCCTCAACCTGCCGGGAGTGCAGTTGTCCGCGGATCAGGCCGTCACCCAATTCAATCAGGGCATACTCGACCTTAACGAGAGCATCGCGAAGAACGGCCGAGTGCTCGATGACAACGGCAACGCTTTGGCGGGCTATGAGTCTCAGGCGTATGACAGCCAGTCCGCTCTGCAGGGGCTTGCGTCCACCGCGCAGAGCACGGCGCAGAAGATCATCGAGGAGGGTCAGGCCCATGGCGATGCCGCTGCTGCTACCCGGCAGGCGGGCGATATCCTCGAACGGGCACGTCAGGCGTACATCGACAACGCGACCGCAGCCGGCATGAGCGCCGACGCGGCCGCCGCCCAGGCCGACCGATACGGGTTGGCCCGCAGTCAGGCGGATGTACTGCGTCAAGGCATCGAGAAGCTGAACAGCACTGCCGCTAACCCTGTCGACGTGAGGATTACGATCACGGACGAGGCCAGCGACGTGCTGGACAAGGTGAAGGTCAAGGCCGAGAAAATCGATGACAAGACCGTGCGATTGACCGGTGACGACACCGACCTGATGCAGAAGATCGCCGACGCCACCAACGCGAAGATCGACCCCAAGACCGGCTACCTGGACTTGGATAAGAGCCAGTTCGACGTCGCCATGGCAATCGCCGGCGGCGCAAAAATCGACGACAAGACCGGCGTCCTCAAGGGCAACAACACGCCCCTGTTCGACAAAATGGTCGAAGCGAACGGCTGGCAGATAGATCCCAAGACCGGCTACATCTATGGCAAGAACGGTCAGGCTTTGCAGGCCATTCGCGATGTGAACAACGAACCCTTGGAAACCCCGAGGGAGGTCACGGTCACCACGAACATCGTCCGCAACTTCATTGATAACTATATGAAAAACGACGTGCCGGATGACAGCGTGGGCGTTCGCCCGCCCTCCAAGACCGGCGGCCTGTTCACCGGTTATGGGGTTTCGATGCGCGGCTACGCCGCCGGCGACCGTGTCATCGAGGGCCTGTTGCCCGGCAAGGCGAGCATCACGGGAGGCGACAACATCACGTTGGCGAACGCGCGAGTCAAGAGCGGCGAATTCGTGTCCAATGTGAAATCCGTCGCATATTATGGCGCCGACACATACGCGGCCATGAACCGCCGGCAGATACCCAAGGAATCGTTCTCCGGCCGGGATATCGATGTGAGCGGCGTCATCGAGGAGATACGTTCCTTCCGCGAGCAGATCGGCCCAATCATCAGCGCGTATGCCCCGCAACTCGGCAAACGCGACTTACAGCGGCTCACCAAGGAGGCTTTGCGCACATGATGCATACGCTCACCTACACGTCGAACCGCGCCGGAACCGTGATTGATCTCGCCGACCCGGAGGGAATCATGTGCGGACAGATCCTGGAGCTACGCACCCGCACGTGGGAGTTCGAGCTCGGCTACCGGTCATTGCAGGCCACGCGGCCCGCGAAGACCGTCAAGGTCACCGGGCTCGTCTACGGTATCCCGGCGCTCGAAAAGGCCGAGGAACTGTTCGACGCGGACATGTACGCCTACCTCAACGATGCCGCGAAACCCGGCGTCATCACGGTGGACGGATGGTCACAGACCTGCCTCGTGGTCGGCCACGAACCTGACTACACGTCACCCCTGCTCGTGCGCGGCGATTTCACGGTCGCCTTGCTTGACGGGGTGTGGCATAAACCGGTCAGGCAGAGCTTCAGCCGGTCGACGGCCCGCTACAACAGAGGCAAGGACTATCCCTACGACTATCGCTACGATTACGCGCCGACCCGCAACGTCAGCAGCATCGACAACCAATCCGCCCTGCCCTCGCGGATGAGGCTCACCATTTACGGGCCGGTCTCTACGCCGAGCATCGTCATCGGCGGCAACAAGGTGATAGCCGACGTGAGCGTCCCATCCGACGGCTACCTCATCATCGACGGCACCGGCTCACCACGCACGGCCGTGATGGTCGCCGCCAACGGCGACATCACCAACGTGTTCGACAAAACGCATCGCGACCAGGCCTCCAACGAATACGCGTTCGCCACCCTCCCGCCGGGACTGCAGCAGGTCTCATGGGATGAATCGTTCGGGTTCGACGTGGAGTACTGGTTGGAGCAGACGGGACTGCCATGGACCTGATCTGGACCAATACCGCTCACGTGCCGCAGGGCGAACTCGTCTCCCCCGCACTCGACCTGCAGTACGGCGACGAGCAGAATGATTTCGAACTCACTCACTCCACCCCCGGACTGCTGCTCTCCGACGGCTGCTACATCGGGGCGGAAGGCACCGAGTTCGGAGGCCGCGTCGACGCGGTGCGTATCACTGTGGATGACGGGCATGCCCTGTATACGCTCACCGGCCGCACATGGCACGGTTTGCTTGCGGGCAAGATCCTCCAACCCGACTCCGGCGCCGACCGGCTCACGGTCTCCGGCGACGCCAACAACATCATCCGCACGATAATCAGCCGGATCGGACTGTCCACGGTGTTCGACGTGCCCTCGGAAACGAGCGGCATCACCCTCAGCAACTATTCGTTCCGCCGGTACATTACCGCGTGGGACGGGTTGCGCATGATGCTCACCGCGCAGGGAGCCAGACTCGACATGACCTACACCGCTGGACGCTGCCGGATTCGCGCGGTCGCCGCCGACACGTACGGCGACGCGGACAGCGACCAGCGCATCAGTTTCGAGGCGCAACGCATCTGGACCCAAGTCAACCACCTTACGGGCCTGGGCAAAGGCCAGCTGCGCAACAGGGCGCGCAGCGACTGGTATGCGGATGCGTCCGGCAACATCTCCCAGACCCAGACTCTGACCGGCGACCGGGAGATAGCTCAGATCTACGAGCTCACATCCTCCGAAGGCGCCGAATTGTCCGACCAGACCAGGGACAAGCTCAAGGACATGTGGAAACAGGGCACCGTCGATTTGACGATCCCCGAGAACCTTGGCCTGCATATCGACGACCATGTGCGCGCCTACGATGCGCTGACCGGCGTCAGCGTGGACAGCCCCATCGTGCGCATCACCGTCAAACTCGCCAACGGCACACCAACCATCCGATACGAAGCCGGCCAATACAGTTGGCCCGATGAACAAGACTAAAGGAGCATCATGCCGAAACAGCCCAACATCACCCTCTACTCCTGTGATCGGCCTTCGTGCGTCAACAAAGAATACGTGTTGCCCAACGCGACGGCCAGCCCCAACTGGCACGAGGTCACGCGCGTCGACCGCAACGGCAACCAGAGGAAAATCCTTTTTTGCGAATCCGACTACCAGCAGTACCTACAGTTGGCCGAAAATCAAGACAAGGATTATGACCTCTGGCTCAACAAGTCCCTCAACGCGGAAGGTAAGTGATCATGGCAACAAATCTGCTTGTAACCGGCTCGCACGGCGGCGACGACCCGCACGTGGAATCGAAGCATGACGCGCTCATGCACGCCGCCATGCTTGGCCGAGGCGGATACATTTTGAAAACCCGGAATTGGACGATGAAACCGACGGCGAAGGATGCGAACAATATCACCATCCCAGCATGGGACCTCGTGGTCGAGGGCCGGCAGATTTACATCGCCGCGCCGACCGACGTGAACATCCAATCCGGCTCGCAAGGGCAAAAACGATGCGATCTCATCGTGGCCCGGTACGCGTTGAACTCAGGCACCGGCGTGGAGACGGTCACCCTCGAAGCCATCAAGGGCAAGCCCAGCGCGGCCACGCCCGCGGATCCGGGCATCGAGACCGGCAGCATCATCGGCGGGGCCATCGTCTCCGACCTGCCACTCTGTCGCGTCAACCTCGACGGCATCACCATCACATCGATTGACACGCTGGTCAATGTTATGCAGCCCTTGGAGGATGTGTGGGATTCTCTAACCCGAATGCCGTATATTCTGTGCGGAGGCCATACCGTCACCACGAATGATGACGGCACATTCTACATCAACGTCCAATCCCCAAACGGGAAGAAAGCCGATTACGCGGCCTACACGATTGGGCCGTTCGGCACTGGTTTCGACCAGGCCGGCGAGTACACCGCACAACGTTGGGATACCAGCAACGTAAACCAGATACGCTTCCGCCTGTGGAACACCAAAGACAACCGCTGGTGCGGGAGGGTCGCGATATTCGGAAGCTGGATCGCAATCTGGAACAGGCAATAGTTTTCTCTAACCCAGACCGAAGTGCTGACGCTGATTAACTCCACTTACGGTACCGTCAAAGGCTACCGTCGCGGCTCGCTCGTCACGTTGCGCATCGACTGGAAGTCGTCGGCGCCCGGCTCGTGGAACACCGGCAATTTCGGAACCCTGCCTGAAAGCTGGCGTCCTCCAATGGATTTGAATTTCTCATTTGGCGGACGCGACGGCGCGAACCAGAAGATCATCAACGTAAACGCGAACGGAACCATGACCTACGCCAATCAGGGCGGCACGCAGGGCACGGACGCGTTCGGCATGACCGTCTCATACGCGCTATGACCCGTGGGGTCACTGCAAGACAGTGCAACCGCCTGAGCCAGTATGCGGCGGGCATCGGGTCGGCGGTCCTCCATACGCCGGTGCATCCCGCGTACGCGCTGTTCGGATTGCCAAGCATCGTGACGGTGCCATTGGCTTCGCCGTAACAGATGAATGTCGTTTCACCACCGAAAACGGCCACGGGCGTATTGACGGTGACGGGTCGATACCCTTCGGGGAGCTTCTCCTGAGACTTCGTGTAATTGTTCTGCCCGCTACTGTTGAATTTTACGTTGCCACCCATGAAACAGATATCACCGATGCGCGTAAGCAAAATGCTGTCTCTGCTGTAAGGTACTCGCCACGTCGTAGAACGCTGGGTTAGAGAAAGCTACGCGGTAATCCAACAGCCGGATATACCGACGAATCGGCTGGTATATCCGGTGCCGTTCAACACCATTTTCCCGTCCGGCATGCCGTAAAGGTAGAAACTGATTGCACCGCTGTTGTCGGTGCCGCGCATGACCGCGCGGGAATCGCCGGACGGTCTGAAACCCTCCGGGATTGTCTCGTTGACGGACACGTTGCCGACCTGAGTGAAATTGCTTGTCAGCGTGATATACGCGCAGGCGGTGACAATACGGCCGACACGAACCAGAGTGATATGCCTATCGGAGTACGGCATCTTGACTTGGCCCGTGACAGGGGTTAGAGAAAGCTATGACTGCTGCTTGAATGCCACCCAGTAAACGTGCACGGGTTGCTGATCATTCACCCACTCGTGATTATCCGCACGGCGAATACGGAAACGCAATCTGCTGTCGGTCATGTCCCAAAAGAACGCTTCGAAAAGCTTTCCCGCGGCATCCGACATACCGTTCGGGCACAGCTGGCACAATACGAAAACGCCATCGGTCGTTCGGAATGGATTATCGGCCGTCACCATGCCTTCGCGGTCGGTGGCGGCATTAATCAATCCGCAATGGGGTAGAGAATCCCGTTCAGGCTATTAGGGCTCGTTCCCAGAGGCGTTGCGCGTCTCGCAAAGCCGTGATATCCGGTTTGAGGTAGTACTTCGCGGTGGTTTTGATATCGCTGTGGCCGAGCATTTTCGACACGATGGCGATATCCGCTCCCGCCGCCAGAGTGTTCGTCGCCCATGAGTGGCGCAGGTTGCGTGCGGGCACATGCGGCAGATCATGCCGCTTGCAGTAGGCCTTGTATTGGCGTGCGGCTTGCGGCGGGGTGAGGGTGCCGATGAGTCGGCCCCCCCTCGCGTGGCCTGAGCTCGCGCAATCGTTTGACCGCGAAGCGCGGCAACGGGAGCGTGCGGCGGGACAGTTCGGTTTTCGGCGGCACGACGGCCTCATGCCCGGCGACCCATTGCAGGCCGCGCTCCACGTGCAGGACGCCGCGCCGCAGGTCGAGGTCGCCCCATTCGAGCCCGTATCCTTCTTCGGTGCGGAGTCCGCATGAGACGGCACAGATAAGCCACGCCTCAAGCAGATGACCGTAAAAGCCCCGCAACAGCGTGCGCTGCTGGCGGATGGTCAATATTCGCGGCTCGTAATGAGGTTTGGCCGGCAGTTGGATGTCGCGTCTGGTGATGTCCACGTCCAACAGGTTCCAGCGGATAGCCCGCCTGAGTATCGCGCGCAATACGGCCCATGCCTTGCGTGCGGCTCCCGCAGTGTCGAAATTCGCAAGCCATTTGTCCACTAGCTCCACGCTTATCGCGTCCATACCCATGCCGCCGAAGCATGGCATGACATGCAGCCGCCACGCGGACTCGTAGCCCACGCGCGTGCTCTCACGTAGATTCCGCGTGCAGTACGGCCAAAACCGGTTGGTCCAAAACTCTTGTAACAGCATTTTCAACCTCCGAAAACCCACACGCCCGTTGGCCTATCCAACGGGGACGAACGTGTGGGTTTTCCCACCGTAAAGGAGCTTTCCAATGTCTTTGCTCGCTCACATCGTCGATTGGCTCGTGCCTTTTATCTGTGGCGGCGTGGCCACGGTTTTGGGCCTGATGTGGCGATGGGGCAAAGCCATGGTCAACGGGCTGCGCGAGCTCCTGCTCTGCCAGTTGGAGGACCTGCGCCGCGAAATGGTCATCGAGCACGACGGGGTGGCGGACGAGGACCTCAAATCACGCTCCCAACGCCTCTACGACAGCTATCACAGCCTGGGCGGCAACGGCCACGGGACATCGCTCAACAATGACATCCAATCCGCGCCGATAGCGCCACGACAGTCCTGACCCACGACCGTGGGCCACAAACAATATCCATCCCAGAGAAAAGGGAAACATGGTCAACAATTTGAAACGTCATCCCAAGCCCTCGCTGCCGGACGAGCTTCGCCCGGACGTAGCTCCGGAAACCATAACCGAATCCATTAAGGAGGAGTAATAATCATGACCCAAATCCATATCAGCATCAGGAAGCCGAAGACCGGCGGCCTGGACCCGGTCACCGGCCTGATGCGATTCCGTCCGGTACGTCGCCATTTCGACGCGGACAAGAACCTCATCATCGCGGCCTCGTTCGACGCGGACCTGTCCGAAAGCGGCGAGCTGACGGTTGACCTGCTGCCCACGACTAGCGCGTTTGTGTGGCAGGTCGTGGAGTTGGCTGATTCGCCGCAGGCGTACACGCGTTACGTCGAAGTGCCGGACTCCCAGGCCAGGGTCGAGTACGCGGACCTCGTGGAAGTGGACGCCGCCACGTTCGTCCCGAAGGACATGACAGGCTCCCAACTGCTGAAGGTTCGCAGGGCGTCCACCCAGTCGGAGGCGGAGACGCTTTCCGCGCAATACCCGGACGAGCTGGTGTTCTTCAACGAGACCGCCACGACCGCGAAGGCCGCTGCGGCCTTGAGCACGCTGGAGTCCATCACGGCCGAAGCTCAAACGAACGCCATGCTGGCGAAGAGCGCCATGCTGAGCGCCCGGTCCTCCGCGGATTCCGCGACCGCCACCCAGTCCGATCTGGATGTCCTCGCGTCGAACGCCAGTATGGCGGCGGCTTCCGTCGCCAACGATTCGCAGACCGTGGCCGACACCGCTTCCATGGTCGCGGCGAAGGGCGAGACGGCCATCGCCGCCATCGATTCGGCGGTGCGGGCGGTCAAGGACAAGGCCGAGAGCGCTTCCGCCGAACTGCCTTCCGCCGGCACCCCTGAAGGCACCACGGAGGAAACCGGCAAGGACTCCACCGGGGAAACGCCAGCCGGAACCGTGTCGGAGGAGCCCGCAGCCAAGGCCACTGTGAAGGAGGCCTGACCATGCCAGCCCTATACGCCGGCAAACGTGTCGGCAAACCATTATTGAACGGCCACACGTACAACGCCCTATTCAACGGCAAACTCGTATGGCCGCTGGACAAGGACACGGTGGTCTCCATCGAGATCACGGATGATAAGGGCAAGCCGCTGCCCAAGTCGCTGGCCGTGTCCGGCACTTTGAAACTGGGGGCGAAGGCCACGTATGCGGACGGTCATGTTGGCGACCTGCTGACCACCAAGAACGTGACGTTCACAAGCCGGGACACTTCCACCGCCACGGTTTCGGGCAACACGCTCACGTGGAGGCATGGCGGAACCATATTGGTGACGGCCACCGTCAACGGTTTCACTTCCGCCGCCGTGTCCATCAGCGCGGCCTACGCGCCCGAGTCCATCAAGGTCACGGACGATTCCGGCAAACCCATCGACAACATCACCCTGCGCGTCGGCGAGAGCAAGAACCTCAAGGTGACGATCCTGCCCGATGCGGCATCGCAGGAGTATACGGCATCCATCAAGGATGTGAGTCTCGCATCAGTCAGACAACAGTAAGGGGCAATATCATGCCAACAACAACAGCGTTTAGGGGGGGGCTAGTGTCCGCGCCCTCAAGGAGGGCGACACCTCCATCACCATCACCGCAGGCAGCATCGTAAAGACCATCCCGGTCAGTGTATGGGGAAACAAATGGGTGCTGCCCACCCTGCCCGCCACGCGCAACGGAATCACGTTCACCGCGGCCGGCGACGGCATGGTACACGCGAAGGGCACAGCGACCGACTGGGCGATCATCCTCGTCACCCAGGACCTGCCGGCCGGCGAGTACACGCTCGAACACACGCTCGCCGACGGTGTCGGCCTGTTCTGCGAGCTCAAATCCACGGACGGCAGGATCGACCTGTTCTCGCATGGCACGGTCAAGGCGACGCTCCCGGCGGGCGACTACCGGATGCTCGTCAGTGTCTCGCCCGGCAAGACCGTGGACGCAACCATCACCCCAATTCTCAGGAAACTCAACTAAGGCCCCGATATTGGGGCCTTCACCATAAAAGGAGGCCCCAATATGGGCGCACTATCAATAACCGGTATCAAACCGGGTGCCACGAGTCTGAAACTGACCGCCGGCAAGATTACGAAAACCGTGCCGATTACCGTATTGTCGCGTAACCTGCTGTCCTACGGTCCCGCCGAGGGCAACGGTTTGACCGCCACCGTTAACAGTGACGGGTCATTGCATGTCACCGGCACCGCCACCGGTCAATGGATGGGCGTGTCGTGGACGTTCCCCTGCACCGTACAGGGCAACGTGATATTGAGCAGGCCCACCAGTATCGACGGTCTGACCGTCAGCGTCAAATGTCTTGACGCTGACGGTGGTCAACTGGGTACCCAGGTTATCGCGGGTAATGCCATGGCAGTCCCTGCCGGCACCGTCAGCCTGCGCTTCGAAATCCTGTGTACTGAGACCACGCCCACCGCGAAGGACGGCGATTTCCGAGTCCAGTTGGAATCCGGCACTACCGCGCACGATTGGATGCGACCAGGGCGGGTTCTAGTGATCGTTGCAACACCTGACCTACCGCAAGGAGGGTCAGGTGACCAGAAGCCACCGAAACGA